ATCTCAATCAATGAATATCTATATGGGTAACCCAACGTTGTCAAAAATTACCTCATCTCACTTTCACGGTTGGGAGAGAGGGTTAAAAACATTAAGTTACTATATCCGAACTAAAGCGATTTCGACGGGGGCTAAACACTTAGCGGTGGATATCTCAAAAAGAGAAAAACCTGTAAAAGAAAAACCAACAGTTGATGTGACACCACAAAAACCTCAAGATTCAGAATTTGAATGTTTTGGGTGTTCATCTTAAAAAACCGTAAATCATAAAAACTCTCGGCATTGTCGAGAGTTTTTTATTTTAGAACGTTATACAAAAAATTTATAACGACATTATATTTATGTTATATGGCAGAAGGATTAACATATGGTATTAATTTTCCCTTTAGGGATTCGTATGATGGTAAATATTTAGATTTATCTAATACGAACAGGGAAGAGATACGTTCAAATCTAATTCATTTATTATTAACGAGAAAAGGGACTAGGTATTATTTACCTGATTTTGGTACAAGGTTATATGAATATTTATTTGAACCATTAGATGGACCAACTTTTTCACAAATAGAATCTGAAATTAGGGATTCTGTTAAAGAATATATTCCCGGTATTACAATTACTAAATTAGAGGTGACACCAGCGTCAGAGGGTGAAGAAAATAAAGGGACGATTATTAATGGTAATGATGAACGAGTTTTTAGAGTACCTGGTATTGGAACAAAAGAACACACTGCAAAAATTAAAATTGATTACTTGTTAAACGATGACGCGTTCAACTCAAGTGATTTTGTTATTATAAATTTATAATATGGCTAATAAAAAGATTTCGTATACTGCAAGAGATTTTCAGTCAATAAGAACTGAGTTAATTAATTTTACAAGAACGTATTATCCCGATTTAATTGAGAACGTAAATGATGCCGCGATATTCTCGGTGTTCTTAGATTTGAACGCTGCGGTTACTGATAACTTACACTTCAATATTGATAGAAGTATTCAGGAAACGGTGTTACAATATGCTCAACAAAGGTCTTCAATATATAACATTGCAAGAACTTATGGTTTAAAAATACCGGGTCAAAGACCTTCAGTTGCCTTAGTTGACTTGTCGATAACTGTACCTGCTTACGGAGATAAAGAAGATTTAAGATACTGTGGTATATTAAGACGAGGTTCTCAAGTAAATGGTGCGGGTCAAGCCTTTGAAACTGTATATGATATAGATTTTGCATCACCAATTAGTGGTGACGGTTTTCCAAATCGTTTGAAAATACCTAATTTTGATTCAAATAATAAATTGATTAACTACACAATTGTTAAGAGAGAAACAGTTGTTAATGGTGTTACAAAGGTTTATAAAAAAGTAATTACACCTAACGATGTCAAACCGTTTTATGAAGTGTTTTTACCTGACAAAAATGTTTTAGGTGTTACAAGTGTGTTATTAAAAGATGGTACACAATATGGTAACGTCCCTTCAAACCAAGAGTTTTTAGGTTTAGATAATAGATGGTTTGAAGTTAAGGCGTTAGCCGAAGATAGAGTATTCGTTGAAGACCCAACTAAAGTATCGGATAGTCCTGGTATTAAAGTAGGTAAATACATGGAGGTAACAAGTAAATTTATTACTGAATTTACACCTGAAGGTTATTTTAAAATGACATTTGGTGGTGGTAGTCAATCTGCTGACGAACAATTAAGGGAGTTTGCTAGAAACGGTTATAAACTAAATTTATACAAATATTCGAATAACTTCGCGTTAGGTAGTACATTAAAATCAAATACAACACTATTCGTTCAGTATAGAGTTGGTGGAGGTCAAGTTAGTAACTTGGGGGTTAATGTTATAACACAAATTGGAACTGTGTCGTTTTTTGTTAACGGACCATCAGAGTCTGTAAACACGAATGTTGTTAACTCATTGTCTTGTAATAACGTTACTGCCGCTATTGGTGGAGCGGATTACCCAACAATTGAGGAAGTTAGAAACTTAGTGGGGTTTAACTTCTCGGCTCAAAACAGAGCTGTTACAATTAACGATTATGACTCTTTAATTAGAACAATGCCGTCACAATTCGGTGCTCCTGCTAAAGTTGCGATAACTGAAGAAAATAACAAAATTATTATTAAAATGTTATCATACGATGAGAATGGTAAGTTAACTGAAATTGTTTCTGATACGTTAAAAAACAATGTCGCTAATTATCTATCTAACTATCGAATGATGAATGACTACATATCGGTTCAGGTTGCTAATGTAATTGATTTATCTTTCACTATTGATGTTGTTTTGGAAAGTAGTCAAAACCAAGGTTCATTAATTAGTCAAGTGATTAATATTGTATCTGATTATTTCGAACCTGGTAATAGACAAATGGGTGAGAATGTTAATGTGTCTGAAATTAGACGATTAATACAAACAACTAACGGTGTTGTTAGTGTTGCTGGAATATCGGTATTTAATAAAGTTGGGGGTCAATATTCATCATCTCAAACATCACAAAGATATCTTGATAAAGACACTAGAGAGATTGAATTAATTGATGAAACTATATTTGCTGAACCAAGTCAAACATACCAAATTAGATATGCGGGTAATGACATTAACATCCGAGTTAAGAATCTATCGTCAACTAATTTTAGTTGATGATTTATTTTGAAAATATATCAATTACCTTTTAAAAATAGTATATAAACTATTTATTTTAAAAGAAAATAATGTCAAATTCATACAGAATAAGAACAACGGTAGGTGTTGATAAATCTATTAGAGTTAAGTTAGACCAAGATTTTGAATCACTTGAGGTGTTATCAATAAAAGTCCTTCAAAGTGATGTCTATAATAGAAGATGTTCAGATTACGGTGTCATCATTGGTAGGGTAAGTGTTAATAATGGTTTTGGTATTCCAAATGCGAAAATTTCGGTATTTGTCCCATTATCAGATACTGATGTGACTAATAATCCAATAATTGCTAATTTATACCCTTACAAAAATTTAACACAGTTAAATGGTGACGGATTCCTTTATAACTTATTACCGTCAGAACAATCATATAGTAATCACGTACCAACAGGTTCATTTTTTACCCGTAACGAGGTTTTAACTAATTCAACTAAAGTTGAAATTTACGACAAATATTATAAATATAATTCAGTTACAAACGAAAGTGGTGATTATATGATATTGGGGATTCCTCTTGGGTCTCAAACTGTTGTTGTTAATATAGATTTATCGGATATAGGTGAGTTTTCATTATCACCTCAAGATATGATACGAATGGGTATTGCAACACCACAACAAGTGGATGGTACTAAATTTAAATCATCAAGTAATTTAAATGAATTACCTCAAATTATTACTATTAATAGGAATATAACGGTTGAACCGTTTTGGGGTGATGAGAATGTTTGTGAAGTAGGTATTACAAGAACGGATTTCGATTTATCTGCTGAGAAAAATATTAATATTCAGCCGACCTCAATTTTTATGGGGTCAGTAATTTCAACAAACGAAGACCATGCTTTAAAACTTAAATGTAAACCGGCATTAAAATCGGGTAGTTTATGTTCTTTGGTTACAGGTCCGGGTCAAATCCAAGCGGTAAGACAGACAATTAAAACCGATATTAATGGAAGACCAGCATTAGAAGTTGCGTCTTTTGAGGAAGGTGGTCAAGTAATTGATGACAATGGTGCTTGGATGTTCGATGTTCCTATGAATTTAGATTATGTTGTTACCAATGAATTTGGTGAACAAGTATTATCAAATGACCCTAAAAAAGGTATACCAACTAAAGGTAGGTATAGATTTAAAGTAATGTGGAATCAACCAACTGATTTGGGTGCTAGAATAAAAAGAGCGAACTTTTTGGTTCCAAATATTAAAGAATATGGGTGGATAACATCTACAGGTAATGACCCATTAACGGGAAGACCTGCCGGTAGTTCGGCTAAGTTTGGTAATATTGATAACCCTTGTGATTATAATAGTACATTACCTTTAACTGATAATGCAAGAGCAGCTAAAGCGTCGTATGCTTTTAGTCTTGATTGGGATGATTATGGTCAAACTGATAATTTAGGACAAGTAACACCTTTAGGTCAATCAATGATATTAGAGGCTATAAATTGTCAAGATAGATTCTTTGAGATGCAATATAATAAAGTATATACGGTATCTCAATTAATTAGTGAATTTCGTAGAGGGGATTCTAATAACAGAATTATAGCAATTAAAAATATATTAGATGATACTTGTGAATCAACAAACAATAAGTTTCCATCTAATGACGGTATGTATAGGATTGATATCATATTCATATTATTTCAAATATTGATGATAATTGCGTATGTTATCTTATTTATTGTTATTTTTGTCTTTCACTTATATATGTGGGTCTTATGTAAAATAATTTTACCTATAGTTAGATTTTTAAGGGATTTTTGGTGTTGGTTAGCGACAGTTGGGTTTGATAACAGATTCTTTAGTTGGCATCCATTTGATACTTGGGCAAATCCAAAATGTACTGATTTAGGTTATAAAGTTACAAGTTTAGAAAATAATTGTAAAAACACTAGTTTACCGTTACCTAACATGACATATCCTGATTGTGAGTTATGTTCTTGTGACCCTGAAGAACCTAAAAAAACACCACCGGACCCAAATGATATTTCAAATCAATCAAGTAACTCAGCATTTGCTGATGTTACGCTTGGTGCTAAGTACATAGGTAGACCTTATAATAGTACTGATAGTAGTCCAGGTTCATTTACTCAGTGGAAATCTGATGATTATTTATTTGTTAGTGGTGTTTATTCTAACGGAACAAGTCAAGATAAAGGAAACCCTGGGTCAATGACAATTTATAAGTGGGATAGTCCTTCAGTTATTATAAATTCGGCGGATTTACCTTGGCACGAAAGATTTAACTTATTTAATGTTAAAGCAAAATATTTTAATTCGTCATCTGATAATCCGGGTGGTGGTGTGAATAGAATAGGTGTTAGATTTAACACCGGAATGAATGGTGGTGATTTAGGGGTATCATCAACATTACCAAATACTAATTGTCATATGGATAATGTTATTGCGGTTATTATGGATGCTACTGAGGCGTCAACTTTCTCTGTTGGAGGTATGTTTACAACTGTTGACCCTACAAAATCTCAAGATAAAAATTTAAGTAATGTAATACCGGCTAATGATTTAGGGACTAATAGTATTACGGGTAGAACAATCGGTGTTCCGTATAACGGTAACCTTAAAATTAATGTTGAAACAATAACTCTTGAATATGCTGACCCCACTAATCCTTTTGTTAATACAGGTCAAGGTTCAAATTTATCAACAACGTATAAAGTAACAGGTAGTTCGGAAACAACGTACCACAAGTTTAACATGGATTTAGAATACTTTCAAGTGATTCATAATGAGTCATTATCTAAATACGTTACTGATGTATTATCGTTAGGTCCTAATTTAAGTAATTCATTTTATACTAGAGTTATTAATGGTGGTTATTTTATGTGTGCCACTCAAACTAAAGATTATTATTCGAGTGGGATTAAGTTTACAAGTCAAAATTGGGATGGTAATTATTATAGTAATCTGACCTCAACAAAAGATTATCCAATACGTAAGTATTTTAAAGATTCGGATAATTTAAGAGTTGTGTTTTTTGTAAGGGGTGTTGACCCTAATTCACCAAAAACAAGAATATCATACGATTTAAGTAAATTATATAGTCAATCAACTTTTGGTAAAAAAGTTGTTACGTTGGATAATATGAGAATGAATATTCCTGTTCAGGGGGGTGTTAGATGTGTTAAACATAATGGTTCCTCAGTAACTAGTGTTAAAGACCCATATAGTAATATACCATTATTTCACGATACATTTATGTGGAAACCTGCGGCGAATAGTCCGGCGTTTGGTCCTGCTGATGACCCTGAAAGTTTTTTTAATGCGAATGGTGACCCTAAACCACCTTCACCATATAATCCTGCTGATAAGGACCCTTTCTACAGACCACCAGGTTATTGTGATTTTAAATCATTTACAACAACCGCTCATACTTATTATTCTTATATTGATGAAGGGTATGGTGATACATTTAATAGTTCAAATTATGCTAATGGTACTTATGACACTAATAGTTGTTTGGGTAAAGGACTTAGAATTTATGGTAACGCATCGGCAAGTAATAATGGTAACGGGGGTAATGTTCTTGCGACATATATAAATCAACAAGATAATTACGATTATTCAAATACTGATGCTAGGTCAAAAAATATTGGGACTCTAGGTATTCAAGTATTTGATAATAATTGGATGGCGGATGACGGAACCGACAACAATAGTCAAGTTATTGTTAATAAACAAAATAGAGGTTATTTTAATAAAGAAATTATTGAGGGTGGTAATTACGCTTCGTCAAGACTTATAGAGAATACTCCGGGTATACTTGGACAACCTGATGTTGTGTCAGGACGAGCTTTTAGAACATCGGTAGAAGGTGATTGTATTCAGGCTTGTAGTACGTTAGGTGTTTCTCATTGTTGTCTTCCTCCAGATACTACTTATTATTATTACACCGCAACACGTTTAGGTCACGGTACTGGTTTTATGCCACATAGTTACTGTATTTATCGTTCATATACATATAAGAGTGTTGGTGCTATTACACCAATAATGGTAGATTCGGGAACTAGTGGAAGACAAATAGTTATGAGGTCGGATAGATTACCGTCATCATCGTCTGAAGAAATTAATAAAGGTTATAAATCAATTAGTTACACTTTAATGGCTAATAATAATTTTACTTATTTCCAAATAGGTGATGATGGTAGTGCGGTTCAAACAGGTGGTGGTTCTTCAGTATCTGGTGTTGGTAACTCAGGTGATAGTGCTGCTGCGAATGCAGAATCAACTTGTTCTGATATACTTAGCACATTTACGTGTGAGGGATTAATACCTTTAGATTGTTATTTCATTCATAATAATAATTTCACATTTGTTCCTAGAGATTTTCAAAACGCAATCCCTGATAATAAACTTAAAACCCAACCGGGTTTCCAAAACGCACCTGTTGATTGTTGGGGTAACAGATTACCTGTAGGTTCTAATACTGAATATGGTGTACAACCTGAACCAATATTTACTTCGGGGTGTTATCAATTAGTAACGGTTCCTTTTGAAACATTAAAGTTAGACTATAAATTATTAACGGAATGGAGGGCTAGAATGGTTATAACATTTGCTGCTTGTAGAAACGTTTTTTCACACTATTTTACAAATAATTGGATAAACGGAACACTATACGCATTTTCATTTAAAAATTCAAGACGATTTACAAGTCCAACTGAACCGATAGCTAAAAATAGAAATAAACCATATAACTGTTATTGTAAGAACAACGTTTATTTTAATCAAGATAGTAATAATTTCTACTATAGATGTAGTCCTTATAATCCTTCCGATAATAGTTTTGTTGGTCGAAAAAACCCTATAAATTGGTTCACACGTAAAGAATTTGGTGGAAACGTAAATAACTTAATGTTCCCGACAACGGTTTTAGATATGGGACCTAGAGATGTTTATACACAAGAAATTGTTTTTTCTAATGATTATGACGGATATGTTATGAAAAACTTAGACACTACAACATTCAAGGATGTGTCTGATTTATTAAATACGTTTATAATTTCAAGACTTATTAATAAAAGTATGTTAGATAAAATATTGGCAATTGCAGGTGTAGGGCAAGTTTTAACATATTTCAGTAGAAAAAATTTAAAAATTGATGGTGATTACGCACAAATGGTTAGTATCAATTCGGAACTTGGGACTGTTGGATTTAGTGATGAAAACTATGATAGTTGTACTGATGTGTTTTATAATGGGGTTGATTCAAGTAACTGTGTGATTGGTATATATTATTCTTCTAATACACAAATTAGAGATTACGTAACACCAAAGAGAACAATAATTACGGATGATAGTACTATTGATAAACAAGATTGTGCTTTTGAATACTTTAAAGTTAGAACACAATCGGTTCCATATTATCAATGGTTTATTAAACCAAATTATAAAGAAGATAAAGATTATGATTCGGGTAAACCATTATATCCTAATAATTTTCCGGCTGATAGTATTTTTGGTAGTCAATATAATGATTGGTCAACCAATCCTTATTCAGCAACTACGTTTTTTAGTTATGGTTATCAAAATTTGGATAGATTGTTAAAATCATCAAGATATTTCAGAACAAAAGGAAGTTTGGTTACGAAATATTATCGAGGGAATATTTATTCAGTAGGTAACTCGACACCACCCGGTCAAAGTGGGGATACTCAATTTTGGGATGTTAATACACCTGGAGATGGTGTACCACAAGCTGAACGAGTTGTGAATACAGGAGCACCGTTTTACTTTTATTTTGGATTAAATCAAGGTAAATCGGCTTTTGATAGGTTTACAAGAAAATGGATAGATACGGATGTGTTAACAGATTAAGAAATGGGTAATAATAAAGATATAAGAATTGTTTTAAGTACTTTAAGGTATAAGTCAGCTCCTGAGTTATCATCGGCTATACAAATACCTTTAGTTCAAAGTGTAAAAGAAATTACTGAATATGATAGAACTGCGAATGTTAGTTTAGCTCAAGTTTTCGATGACGAAAGACAGAAATCGACAACATTTAGACCAACAGGTAAGTTTTCAATTTTATTTAAAAATGCTTACACAGGTAAAACAAATTATGAACCATTTGAAAATAATTTGTACTATGTGGATGTTAAAGAATTAGCTAAACAACAATGTTTAAGTGACCCACAATCAATATGGTGGAAAGGTTTCCCCCAATATAATGAGTTTGACTTTATTAGAAATGACTATAATGTTTCGGGATATACAATACCACCTAATAATCATTTAAATTTTGTTACTAAAAGTGCTAGTACGTACAATTGGAATCATTTCTTAACTTACCCTTATAATAATAATTACAGTAAAAATTTAGTGTGTAATAATTCTAATGGTACGTTTACTTGGGTGTCGGGTGATGGTATTCCGTTTATTATAACCAATATTATTGATAGTGGTAATAGTTTGGTTAGTTTTAAATGTTTTGTTAAACACGGATTGAACGAGGGTGAATATGTTAAACTTAGTTTTAGTTACTTAGGTAATGATTACTTTGAAATATATTCGTTTGGTGACGGGACGGTTGGTAGTGATGAATACACCTTCAACATTTTTAATTATGGGTTTACAGGTAATGTGTTTTTTAACGGACAGAAAGGTACTTTTAAGAGAGTAATTGACATAAATAACCCTGTAGATACAACCTCAAATTATTACGTTAAAGAATTAAAACTGTTATCAAATCCTGAAGATGCTGTTTTAGTTAAATCAGGTTTCGAACAAAATGTTTTTGGTAAAACCAAAAAATTTGAAAGTAGTGGTTTTACACCAAATAAAATCGAAAGAGTTTCTCTTAAAGAAGGGGCTCAGTCATATACCTTATCATTTAATACGGATTTTGATATAAAACCATTAAGAGATAATCAAAAAAGACCCATAACTGAATTATTTTTCACTGTTATTTGGAAAGGTTATTTTGGTTGGATGTTTAATCCCGGTTATAAGTTAAAACAAGGTTATGAATTTAACTTACCCTTAGTTAATAATAGACCTGACCCTTGGTGGGATAAAACTAATAATAGTTCATCAACACCATTTAGTATGGGGACTTATTCTAAAACAAGTAATGGTGTTACATACTTTTTTAATTATGTGAATTCATTAAAAAAGGGGGATGTGATTGATGGTGATTTATGTGAGTGGAATGATTTCGACCAAATGGAAAGAACTATCTCAATGCCATATCATAAGTTTGTTTATAACAATGGTAATTTTGATATTAAAGAAAATAATACTCAAAATTATAATAATTTGATGGGTTATTATTATCAACCACATCACAAAATGACAATCAGAGTTTATTCCGATTACATTGAAGATGGTGGTCTTAATACTGGTAATCTACCCGACTATTCCTACTTCTCAACTTATAGTAATTCGTTTATTTGGAGGGATATTTACACTTATGGTTTTTTAGACCAAGATGGTAGAGGTGTTGATTACCCATTTTTAAATGGTAAACATTATCCGTATAAAAACAACATATTTAGAATAATACCTGAAGGAACTAATTTTGTTAGTGATAATTTATTTGAAGACCCAACAATTGATGCCTGTGAATAATTATAGATTTACCATACCGGAAAATGATGGGTATATTAACATACCGTTAGAAATCAAATGGGATTTCCAAGGGAGGGATGAAAGTATTGAATTATATGAAGAAGATGTAATCGAACAGATTATTGGTGGACCAAGAGATTATGAGATTATCCGTTTTTCACACGATTTTCATACTAATAATACCAAAACTGACCTTAATTACGAATTTAATTTCTTTGATAATAATCCTGGAACGGGAAGTGATATTTTAGTTGCGACATCAACCGATTGGGCTCCGACTTATCTTAATGAGGGATTTACTTCAAATCAGATTTATTATTATGACAGTCCATTTACCAAGTCATTTTTTAAGTTAGATTTTTATGACACAAATGAAAGTGCGAATCAAACATTATTTTTTACAATAATAATTCCAACACAACAAGGGGGAACTGAATCTGCAAGTATTTCGCCAATCATTCCTAATGTTAATATAAAAACCCCAATATTCAAACTTGATTTTGTTGGTGATAAAGAAGGTTATTTTATTTATTGGATTAGGGATAAGAATACGATTGATATCTCAACTTTTTATATGAGTGCTAAGTTTTTTAATGCTAGACTTGGTGGGTTTATGAGAATGATGACAACACCTCAATCTAATTTACCTAATAAATTTTTATTTGATGATACTAAATACTTTTATTATAAAGTGGTGTTAGATTATAATAAGTACACATATTCAATATATGATACTACAAATAATAGAGTGGGAACTACTAGTTCCATAAAATGGTATGAGTACGTTAACCAACCTTAAAAATGGAAGAAAGAATATTTCATTATAGAATAACGCCTGAAGTCATTAAGAATGATTTATTTTTAGTGAATTATACGGGTAATAGTGATACAACAAACGCTGAGTATGTTTATTGTTGTGACATTTACACAAGTGCGGTGACTAAATATTTTAGTGGACAAACGTATGCTTATTCTTCAATGACTCAAATTTTATCAGGTGGGACCTTCAATACGACAACAAAAGAGTACAATTCAATTCTAACGGGTCTGACAATACCAATCTTTATAACTGAAAATACTACCGATATTGGGATATATTCGGTTTTTGATGGGATGGTGTTGCAACAAGAAACGATGACTAATTTTTTATTTTCCGCCACAACCACAAATCCAAACACCTATTATTTTTATAACACCTCAGACACCGAATTTAAAAAATATTTATCATTTTCTGAATATAAGGTAGATTGGGGTGATGGTTCACCTCCAATGACAGTTAATAGTGTTTTACCTAATAAATATACTCACACATATACTCAAAACGGTCAGTTTACTATTACAATGTCAGGTATGAGTCCTTGGGGTGTCAATTTAATCACAAAAGATGTTAGTGTACCATACAGTGCGGTGACGATAACAAACCCAAAAGGTGTTGCTCATTTTATACCTGCGGGTGGTAGTTGGTCGGGAACACCGTTGAGTTATGATTATATATTCAGTGGTGATTCTGTGTGTGATGTTGAATTACAAACTAGTGGGAACTTTACAACTATACCATTTAAAATATCAGGTTACACTAATTCGACAATGAATGACTTGGAAGTGTATGGTAGTAAATTCGACCCAACTTTATTTGCTGGAAGATTTAGACCAGATGTTCCCATCACGGCTGACACAAATACTGTGGGTACTTTTTTTGGTCCATCAGATGATGGGTTATATACCGCATATACAATTAATGACATTCAATATTTTGATTATTTTGATGGAACAACTGTTTTTATCGTTGAATCTTCAGGTATAACATCTGATATGATAGTTTGTTCTGGTATAACAAAAAATGAGTTATTACTTAATGTTATTGACGAACCCGTCACACAGTCGGACATATTTATCGAAAGAGGTAAACAATCAGGACTTGAGGCTTTAATGAGAATGGGTGAGGTGGATAATGTGGGTGACCTCGAAAAATATGGTTACGGATTTTTTAAAGTTAATGAAATCCAATAAAAAACATAAAATTGATATTTATTTAAAAGAGATTAAATAATGGCTACAGGAACGTATGGAACAATAAGACCGGCTGATGTATCACCTGAAGATGTTGATATAATTTTAAATTATACACCATCTAGAGATGAAACAGATAATTTTTTATTAACCAAGTTAGACTCAACTGCGGTATTAAGACCTTATTTTCATAATAATGATACAGGTGGTAATAGTAGTGTTGAAATTTTAGGTGGTTTATATAACCTAAGATTACCAGCGGAACAATTTAATAAAATAGGTATATATACCTTATTTATTAGACCTGCTGAGATAAGAACACAAATTTTAGATTGTGGTGTGTTATCCGCATTACCAAATGTTAGGGGGATTATATTTGATTTAAATCAAGTTCCTTCGGCATATCGAAACAAATTTGTTACTCAAGGTTTAGTTGGGTTTAGAGTTGAATATTTAAATTCTGATGGTACTAAAATACCTAATTTTTTTAGGTTAATAACCTCATCATTTTATTGTGAGCCGGTGATTGATAATTTAACTAACACATCACAAAAATCAATACGATATAGATACACCGATACTGTAACTAACATTATGTTTTGTACTTTATCACCATCAACATCACCAACTAATAGACCGACATCAATACCTTACATCGGACAACCAAATCAAAATGTTATTATCACAAATACGTTCTTCAATCCTGTTACATTAGATATTGAAATTGCGGAACACGACTTCTCTACCTTGGCGATTGCTCTATTTGGGAATCAAACTAAGTCTATGGATGATGGTATTTACACGATGTACGATACTAACAATAATATTTACAGACAATATAACTTATACGAAATTAGAGACCAATTTAATAAATTATTATATGAAGTTAGACAAGACAGGACAGATAATGTTGATTTTAGTAAAAACTTCACAAATATAACACAATAATGGCAATTAAAAAATATACTTGTCCCCCAACACCGGCTTCAGGAGCTGGTACATTCTCTGACGATTTAGTTGGATTCCAATTAGTTCAGGGTGGTGGATTAACGCAGGGTAATTTTAATTTTGTTACATCAATTACAGAAAAGAATAACCGTAACTTTATTACGGGAACATTTTCTGAGCCAATAAATTTAACTAATTTAGGTATTGCGGATATTGCTCAATCAAAACAAATATTTGAGAATAACTTTAAAGTTTACCCTAATTTTGATTTAAGTCAGGTTACGAATTTTACATTGTATGGTTCTTTAACTAAAAGAATTTCGGTGTCGGTTCAAAAAATAATTAGTTATTTCCCTGCGGCGATTGAGTCAACATTTGTTGGGGTTAATTATTTAACAGGTAAAACAGCTAATAACATACTTTATAATAAGTTAAACGACACTACAACATTTGACTTAGATATTACAAGATTACGAAATCAATTTGATATTGATTTTACTAATGACTCAACACGAAACTTAGAGTTGAGAGAAATACCGGTATCACCGTTAAGAAATTTAACTGTTGAGTATAGTAAGTATGGTATGTATTACCAAAATGAGGTGTACGACATTATCTATATCCAATCAACGGACTCTTTAACCACCGGAACTTTAACGGTGTCAGTTAGTGGTAAACCATTTGGTGATAATACTGAAGTTTTTCAGAATATAGTTATTAGACCTAACGATTATGAGGTGGGCAAAGTTTTTAATGAGAATTTTGATGAGGTTGAGAAGTTCTTATTGAATAGACAAAGTAATCCAATATATACTAGTAATTTTACGGTTCCTGTTGAAAATGATGACGGTACTTACATCTCAACAAAACGAAAATTGTCTTGGCCTTTAAATGGTTCTTGGAATATTGATATTATGACAGGGGCGTTTAATCTATATTTGGAACAATTAAATGAGATAGTTGAAAACATTGACGGATATAAAACAAATTTAATATCAAGATTTTTAACTACAGGTTCATTTAAAGAGTTCGATACTATAGGACAAAAAACTGAAAAGACGTTACAAATATACGGTAGAAGTTTTGATGAAACTAAAAAATTCATTGATGCTTTGGCATATATGAACTCGGTTAATTATAATGTTGGTAATGACATACCATCACAATTACTTAAAAATTTAGCACAAACATTAGGTTGGAATACGAATATTTCTCCAATAACTAAAGATGATTTCTTAAAGTCGGTATTTGGTGAAAAAAATCACGATAAGTCTCAATTTTCGGGAACTAAAACTGAGTTAACACCTGATGAGTTAAATTATCAATATTTTAGAAATTTAATTTTAAATTCGGCTTATTTGTTTAAATCAAAAGGTACTCGTAAATCGGTTGAAACTTTAATGAGATTGATTGGGGCTCCTGATGCGTTAGTTGAATTTAATGAATATGTTTATTTAGCGGATAGACCAATCAATTTACGTCAATTTAATTCACAATACGCTCAAATTTCTGGTGGTACTTATGTGGAAGAAAAAGTTGTGTTGGATGGTAATGACGTGTTTACATTTCAAGGGGTGACATATACAGGATTCACTACTGAGTTTTCGGTTAAAGACGTTTCTTTGACAAGAAGTGAATTTCCTATGGATGAATATGGATATCCAATGGCTCCTGATGATAGTGAAAGTTATTATTTTCAAATTGGTAGTGGGTGGTTCGAACAAACACCAAGTCATAGAGCACCCGAAGAGGTTAATATAACAAGTAGTACATTTGTTGGTTCTAATCCTAATTACCAAACTAGTTTAATACCTTACAGTTACGGTCAAGTTTATCTTAATAGGTTTAGAAGATTTCCTTTTATGTCGTTAGGGTATAATTTAACTAAAACTATTGATAATAATAAAAGTTGGGTAATTAATGAAGTTGGAACTAGAGCTAATTTAGATGGTGGTTATAATTCAAAATATATTGTTGATGATGAAAAATTAGTATTAAATGTTAAGAATATTGATTTACATTTAAATCCGGCTCAAGGATTGGTTTATGATGTTTGGTATATGTCAAGAGAGGTAAATTATCCAATACCAAATGAGGGGTTATTCTACGTGGCACCTACACACTGTGACCCAACACCGTATTCAACAAGTAATATGAAAATGAGTACTACTCAATTTCAAGCTTCATTTCCAAACGTCCAATATCCAATGAGAGGTGGTGTGGATTGGACTGAAATCGACCCAAAACCAAAGAGACAAACGTTTTTTGAATTTGCCCAATCATTTTGGAAGAATATGATTAACGTTAGAAATAGACAATATATGACTAACGGTAAGTCAATGGGTTACCCAACCTTAGAGTCAATTTATTGGAAATATCTACTATCTGAAAAAGCCATTGGGGTTGAAAATAATAATTTCACGTATGATACTATGATACAATATGTGAATGGTTTAGGTGATTATTGGGTTAGGTTGGTAGAACAAATGATACCGGCATCAACCATATGGAACACAGGTATTAAATACGAAAATTCGGTATTCCATAGACAAAAACATGCTTGGAGAAGACAAAGAGGTTGTCAAATCGTTCCTGTTCCTTGTAAACCTTGTTCTACTGTTAGTAATTTTTTACCAATTGATTGTCCTATTCAAAGTGTTGAATGTCCTATATATCCGTCAGGAACGAGTGCGACAATTACTTCGTTTTCAGGTGTTTTAGGTAAAGTAATTACCGATTATTTAACATCGGTTAATAAAACCACTGAAAATTGTAATTTAAATGCACTTCAAACTGAATGGTTTGTTGACTTACGATTAAATGACTCTATACTATCACAAAATAAGTTTTTTAATGGGTCGGGTTATAACGTATCGGCATTTAGTTCACCGACTAATACTCAATGGTATAATGCTTTAGTAATTGCATTAGATGATTTAGAAACAAAAGGTTATGATTATACTTTAACTAATGACGGTAAAGTGTTTATTTATAATTCAATATGTTCTGAAAACGGTCAGGGTTTGAGGTTTAGAATTAATGTCGGAATAAATTTAAATTTATGTTGTAATTAATGAGTTGTTTTTTAAATTATAGTCTTTCAGGAATAACAGGTGATTGTAGTAATCTTAGTGGGGGTTCATTCACAATAACAATTAATGGTAGTGCTCCCGATTACTCAATAGAATGGTTATTCCCATTTACTAACACTGAAGTATTAGGGCCTGGCGTTACTGCGTATACAAAAACGAATTTAACTGCGGGGACGTATAGTTTTAATGTTGTCGATAGTTGTATTACCCCTAATAATACTAGTGTCTTTGCCTCAATATATATATCAAGTGGGTTGTGTTCAACAATTACCGGTGTAACGAATACCGTCTGTAATTTAGATAATGGTTCATTATCCGCGGCAACGCAATATGATTATGGTAGTAATTTATATTATCTGTATCATACAACGTTAGGGTATATAACATCAGGAACAACCAATTTAAATTCAGGTCGTTCATTTGATGGTTTAACTGCGGGTACATATTATATAAAAGTTGTTGATAACGGAGGTTGTACCGCAACAACAAACAGTGTGATTATTAAAGACTCAACAGATTTAACTTATGATTTGTATGTTGTTAATGATGCTGGTTGTAACGTTAATTCAGGGAAAATTTTCGTTAACAATATTAATGGTTCACCACCTTACACTTATTTATGGTCGAATGGTGAAACAACATCATCAATAAGTGGTTTAACTGCGGGGTCTTACAGTGTAACTGTGAGTGATAATTCAGGGTGTGTTGTAAATAAAACTGCTGAGGTATTAAAAGTTCCTTTAATTGGGCAGGCGGGTGTTTTTGTGAGTCAACCGGCGTGTTTTGGTAGTAATGGTTCAATTGGTATTGTACTTTCAGGTGGTACACCCCCATTTTTCTATTCGGGTTCAAATGGTACAACTTCGGTTACTTTTGATAGAGATATTAGTTTTTTAGGTTTGGGTGCCGGAACATTTAGTTATTTTGTTCAGGATGCTGGGTTATGTTCGTTTATAGGTGATGTTTCGTTAATAACGCCATCATCGTTTAATATAGTTTCAATAACCACAACTAATTCGCAGTGTGGTAATAATCAAGGGTCAATAAATGTTAACGTTTCAAACGGAAGTCAGCCATATGTTTATTCGATAGTTAATTCAACAGGTGTTGAAAGCTCTATTAGTACAACACTACCGACATATACGTTTACTCAATTAGCTTCAGATACTTATACTTTATCAATAACTGACGGAAGTGGGTGTCAATATTCTAATCAATATACGATTTTAAACGAGGAAGTTTTTACTTTTGATTTTGATGTTACAGGAACTACTTGCTCTAAGAATAATGGTAATGTTAAAGTTACTGTTGTTGGTGGTTCGGGACCTTATATTTATGAATTAAATGGTGAAAGTCAACAAACAACTTTAACGACGGCAACATTCGATTCATTACCTTCAGGTAGTTATATTGTGAGTGTTACTGATACGGGTGAAAATTGTATTCAATCCTCAACTTTGTTTGTTACTACTTCAGATGGTGTTGATTTTATTTATAATTCAGGTAATCCTAATTTATCTAATAATGGTTTTATTCAGTTATTCATAACAACAGGTAAAGCCCCATATACAATCGAATGGAGTGATAATGTTAACGGTCAAACGGGTTTACTTGTGACAGGATTGTCCGCAGGAACATATACCGTTAAAGTTACTGATAGTAATGACTGTATTAAAATTAAGACTATTGTGTTAGTTGGTGTCAGTTGTAGTGTAACTTATAGTTTATATAATTTATGTGATGATGAGTTTATGAATAATGGTGAATTATTAGAAAAAACACCGTTATTAATGTTAAATGAGGGGTATGCTGATTTAATTGCTAATGAAGATGATTGTATTTTAAATGACGCGACTTTTCAAGCTATTACTATTGTTAGTGGTATTAGTGCAACTTCAATATTTTATACAGGTACGTCATTGACTGACGCTCCAAGTGAAACGTTATTCGCAACTACTGTTAGAAATTTATTATTGGGTTATGAAGGTATCGGTAATGTTGCGATAAATACTAATACTAATAAAATCACAATAACTTCTGATTGTGGGTCTGAAGTTAATTTATTAGATTCAAACATTTCAGTTAATTTAAAAATAAATTACGATATATCTTGTGCTTGTAGTAAGAGTTGTAATCCATATAGTTATCTTGGTAGGATTGATTTTATGGATGATGAATATAATGTCCCAACACAACAAGAGATAACTAGTTGGGGTTCATCTAACTGTAATTGTGATTATACTAGTTTTGAAAATATGATGACATCATATGATACTGTGTTAGATGATTTGGTAAATCAACGACTTGAAAATTTCACGGTACAGTTTTATCAATATTCAAGAAATAAGTATTATGGTTTCTGTGAAGGTGATGTAGGTTTTGTTGTTCCGGATATTAGTTTAATATCAAACGTTTCGTTCCCAAATAATTTTTTCCGAAAAGGAAGACCTGTTAAAATAAGGGGGAATAGAGCTATAAAAGCGTCTCAAACAGATGGGTGGTACACAAATAACATAGGTAGTACATTATCAGCTTATACTGATGATGTTAGATATATAAGAGCGGTGACAAATGTAGGTGATTTACCGACAACAGGATTGCCTGGTGATTTAATTAATGTTGGTACAATTTCATCGCCTACAGGGTATGCTTGGAACCCATTAACAAATACTTGGTCGGATAGTTTTTATGACACCATTGATGGGCAGGTTTTAATCGAGATTAGAACAAAACAAGATGCGTTTACTAAAGCTAAGAACGAACTTGTACTTTCGATGAAACCATTTACTTGGGCTAATAATTATATGATATTACATAGTATTAAAAGATTCCCATTAAATAATACACCACCTATAACGGGTAATGATATTATTGAAACAAATGGTACTGATTTACCTTGTGGCTATTCTCAGAATTTAAATGATTGTACTTTAGACCCATTCTGTGGACCAAATAAAAACGTTGATAGTAACGAATGTTAATAACTTAGAGAATTATGTATTTTTTTGACTTTGAAGATTATTATAATACAAATAATCTTAATTCCGATGATTGGAATAATTATGGACTTTCAAGTGTTATGGTGGGTTGTGCGGGTGGTCCAATACCCACAGATTGGGAGGATTATTTCACAACTGCAAGAGCAACATTTGATGCTTTTATAAAAGCGTTGCAAGAATGGTATTTGGCGTCATCTTCGGTTGGTTCTACAGAACCTATGGATGAAGGTTGTTCACCATCGTACGCTGATTTATATAATGAGTATAATAATACTTATATTGATTTTGTGGTTACAAGAACTGAATTATTTGGAACTATACCATTACATAAATATTATTATGATTGGTTAGTTGAGGTTAACGCATCTGGAAGTGAGTTTCCTTCAATGGCTGGAGGGACATACGAAAGTTATAAAGAATATTTTATAAATAGAGACTCTAAAACAGGTACAACAACGGGTAATATTAGTATTTACAACCCATATACTCAAAGTTCATCCGCGGTTACTGTAACATACAATTATGGAACATCATTTGAGGTTAGTGATTTACAAACTAAAGTTGATGATTTTGAGACGGCTATGAAATCTATGATGTGTAGTGTTAAAAATATGTGGTCTGTTATGGATGGTGATACTTTCGATGAATTAGCAGTCGATGGAAATGGTGATTTTTTACCTAATAGTGGATACACCTATAATATGATATAAATTTAAAATTTTGGATTATGTATTTTTTTGATTTAGAGGATTTCTGTATTAGTACTGATATTGGAAGTAATTCTACTAGTATGTTTACAAGTCAGTTGGGGACTAGATGTACGGATATGGCGTATACATTCAACCAAGTTAGAGGTGCTCAATTATCAGCGGTTAACCAATGGTATAATTTATCAAATCCGTATTCAGTGACCTTTGAATATGACTCAGGGGGCTCATTGTCTTGGCCTGATACCGCAGGTTTTACATTATACACCGGTGGGTTTACTTCAGTTGATGATGGTTATACAACTACACCAATAACATTAACGACACCATATTCTATGAATGGTGTTCTGTCAACTAATCTTTACGTTAGTACTAATGGATTCTTTACACTAGGAGGACCTTCAACATCACCAACAGTTAATGCACCTTCAGTGGGACCACCGGCAACAATATGTGGTAATCCTGGAGATAATTGGTTAGAGCCGGGGTTAGTGAATAATGATACAACTACGCAAAATCTTTATTATCGTACAAATTATTATGGTAGTGGTAAACACAGTGTTAGTTTAGTGGTGATTGGGGGAACATATGGGAATGATTCAAATCAAGCACTACGAAGAATACCAACATCTTGGTACGCCACTTTGTATAAGGATGTTAAATATCAATGGTTAGAGGTGACTCTGAAATCAACATCAACTGTTAGAGGTACTGCGGGACCATATAATACTTCTAATGTGTCTGTTGCACCCTCAACATCAACTAGAGTTTGGAGGGGTGATTTAAACGGTCAAAATTGGTCGTATCAGGGTACTGGTTATGTTGCATCACCTAATCCACCGACAAGTCCTAGAATTTGTCCTGAATGTGATACATATTATAATCAATATACGGCAACGACTAGTAGTTCTTCAGCTATTAGTAATTTTTGGCTTGACGCTAATAATAATTTTGCTAATACTACTCAGTCGAATTTCACGACTTATATTCAAAATGTGTATCACCAGCAATGTTTATTAAAACAATTGATTAAATGTGTTGATGGTGATACGTTTACTACGTTTAACAATTTAACTTACTTTGCACCATACTAATGATATTTAATTATTAAAAATAATTAGTATTTTTTAAATAAAAAATATTATGATTGATAATTTAGTTTTTGTATCGGCACAACCTGACATTTCGTATTTTCATTGGCAAACTAAAGTTTATATTCACAATTTTATTGAGAAAGGTGTTAAACCTCATCAAATTCATGTATTGTTTGTTATTTTAAATGATTCTCAACCAAGTGAGGAATCGTTAAGTTTAAAACAATTGGGTGTTAACGTTCATCATTATGTGGATACTCGAATTGACAAAAGATATATCCCAACACTAAGACCGTTAATTTTATCTAAATGGTTAAAAGAAAATCCTGAATTAGGTAAATGTTATTTTTATCACGATTCTGATATTATTTTTAGAGAGTTACCTGAGTTTGAAAGTTTATTGGATGGTGACTTTAGTTATTTGTCAGACACTATCTCATATATAGGGTACGATTACATTAAAGAATGTTCTAAACGTTACGAGGACATCCACATTCAATTATATGAGGGTGAATTGATTGATAGAATGTGTAACGTCATTGGGATATCACCTGATATTGTTGAAGAAAATCAACTTAACTCCGGAGGTGCTCAATATCTTATTAAAAATACTGATTATTTGTTTTGGGAGAAAGTTTTTGAAGATAGTGAAAATTTGTATCGAATGTTATTTAATTTTCATAAAACACACCCCATTCAACACGAGATTCAAATGTGGACTTCAGATATGTGGGCGGTATTATGGAATCTTTGGTTAAGAGGTAATGAAACTCGTGTAACTAAAAAATTGTCATTTTCTTGGGCTACAGACACCATAGAACAATATGAGAGTAAACCAATATTACATATGGCGGGAGTTACTTATGATTTAAGTAAAACTAAATTTTATAAAGGTGAGTTTATAAATGTTAACCCACTTAAAGTTTTAAGTGAGGATGAAAACTATTTTGATTACATAGAAGAGAACAGTTCAACAAAAAAGTATGTGGATGTTATGAAATCATTGATAAAAAACCAAAAAACGGATTATTTATTATAAATAATATAATTTATGCCAGAATCAACAAATAGGAACGAATGTGGGGTGTTAACAATATTCCCAATGTATGTTACTTGTAATTCGACAATACCGTCAACAATCACAGCGTCAGATGGGGCTGCGAGTTTATTTATTTCAGGAGGTACACCACCATATTCTATTCAATGGGGTAATGGTAGTATAACACAAACGATAAATAATTTGAGTGTTGGGTCATATACTGCGACTGTTACAGATTCAAATGGTGATTATGTAATTAAAAGTACTTGTGTGTTAAGTGTAACCACAACAACAACGTCGACAACAACAACAACAACAATACAACCTTGTGTAGATTTCTGTTTAAGTTTTTTATATATTAGGAAATAATAATTAAGGGATAAATAAATGAAAAAATATGTATTTTTATAATCAACCATCATTTTTTACTTCAGGTAAGTTTAGTACTCATTTTATTTGTGATGGTTATTATAATGGTAAACAAGCTTGGAAATCTGATGATAATACAGTTAAAATAATTTGGGATAACACGTTAACACCTAAATGTTGGAGATTATCGGGTGATAGTTTGGGTTCTGCTCAAGTAATAAATACTAATCCGGCAACACCACCAATCAACGGTAATTGGACTGCAATAGGTGTTGATTTCGCTGTGGGAGCTAATCAGGGTGCATGTTCACCACCTGACAAATTAGTTATGTCTGTAACTAAAAACAACCCATCTTGTACTTGTGACGCGTCATTAACGGTTACCGCTCAAGGAGGTCAACCACCTTATCAGTATTCATACAATAATGGTGTAACATATAGTAATTCACCATTTAAAAATGGTTTATGTGGTGATTTGAGTTTAACTGTGATGACTAAAGATTCTTTAGGTACTGTT